TCGTTCATGAAGTCGATATCGGCTTGCTCTCTTAAAATGTCATCAACTTTAAAAGCATAGCTTTTTGCTTTGTCGATGTTTAACTCAATGGTAGATGAAGTAACATCAGCATAGGATAAGGATCCTATGTAGTCCGCTACTGTAACAGCAGGAACTGCTCTAATGTTAACTTTATTACCTAACCCTGAAATCTCTCCTTCGTACTCGTTAGTTGTTACCTCAGATAAAACGGTCTGAGCGTAAAACTTAGCTTGTAACTTCTTAGAGAATACTTCAGGTATGAAATGCTGTTCGCCTGCTGCGAAAGAAAAACTTCCGCTACTAGATGAATATGCCATTTTTAATTACCTCGTAAATATAAAAAAAAGTTAATCTAAAATAGCAAATTTACTTGGGCTTTACCCTGCCTTCAGCATATGCCTGATCAATTTCTTTCTCAAGCTTTCGATATTCTTTATCAGAAAGTCTGCCGATTTCTTGGGCAGTCCAAATTCTTTTGCTACTACCTACATTTTGCTTCCGGGCTTTAGAGAGTGAAGGTTCAACATTTTGTTTAGCCTTTTCTACTAATTCCTCTTTGGAAACTTTTTTGGAAACCAGACCTAAATCATTTTTATACTTTGATAAGAGTGCTACAACGTCTTGAGCATCACCTTCAGAAGCAGCGTTACGCCACATTCTTGATTGTCTTTCTAACCATATAGCGAAATCATCACTACCTGATACAGACTTCCAATCGGGATGCACATCAGCAATAGCTGCATAGTGCTTCCTATCTGCTTCTTCTTTCTGAGCTTTCAGAACTTCTTCTGTAGCCTGATTCACTTTATTGTCAACAGCGGAGATGCGAGCATCTACGTATTTTTGAAGTGGTTTAACAATCTCTGGATAATCTTTCATTATCTCACCGAGATCAACGTTAACCTCTTCTTTCTGTTGCTCAATACGAGTTTCAGACTTCATGCTTTCCATAGCCGTGATTTTATTATTCATCTCAGCTATTTTGGCTTCGAGTTCTTTTTCTCTCTGGGTAGCTTTGGTCATTCGTGCCTGAGCATTCTTGTACCGTTCTTCCCATTGGTCAGCAGATAATAAACCCTTATCGGATTTAGTTTCTTCTTCCTGAACCTCTTCTATATTCTGATCAGATGATTCTTCAGTTTCCTGAGATTCATCGGGTGAAGCTTCCACATCTTCGACAACTTCTTCTGGGGTGTCTGTTTCTTCAGCCTCTTCGGTAGCTAGCCCTTTGGCTTCAGGTTCAGATTCCGTCTGAGAGTCTTGAATTTGCTTCATCATCTCATCAGCTTCTTTTTCAAGCTTTTCAGCGATTAACTCGCCTTTAGTTTTTTCTCTTTCCATTTTATCGGTCCTCCTTGGGGTATCGATTAAAATTACTTATAAATGTTAGGTGTGTCCCTACGGGATCCTAACGAGTTGATTACTTTATCAGCAATCTCGTCTAAAGATACTATAAACTTTAAGATGTCGCAACGACCTTGACTAAACCGGAAGTCCTCCGTTATTTCCAACTGGTCCCTCTCCATTTGGCGGAGCGACTCCATTTCTTCCATCAGGACCGACCACTCCTTCGGCATTTTGGACTTGACCTGCTTGACCGCCCTGCTGGCTGGCAAGGATAGCTTGTTGTAATGCTTGCTCATTCATTAACTCCTCTTGTGATTTAATTACCTCATCCGGATCAATATCAAGAGATTTAGCAATATCAGTTAATAGTTTTTCTCTATCAACCATTTGTGCATCCATCGGATTATTAATCAGTGATAAGAATTGTAACAATCTTTGTGATTGTACTTCTTTCTGAATCAGGGCTGTGGAACCTTTTGCAACAACACGCATATCTGACTTGACCATCTCGTCATCGTTCCAAGTCATATTCCAGTCATAAAGACTACGTATCATTGGTTTTGTTAGGTAATCATCAATATTCTTGATGACTGATTTAAGAACGATGTTGGCATTACTCATAAGGATAGAGATACCAGTAGCCGTTCTGTTTAATGAGCTTTGTGTTTGTCCGTGTGTATAAGATGGCAATGCTGTGGTTTCGTCTGCGAATCTTCTAAACAATTCAATCACTGAAACCAATGCAGGTGAGTTTGATTGTGGTTGATAGAATCTAACCATAGGTTGATTGCCATCACCGCCTTCTCTTAAGAATACTCGCCATGGATATAATTCTGTTGGGTCTTCACCAGATGCCATGATATCGGTATTAACTTCAACCATAGGACCAGATGATAAAGCCACGTTGTCTAGATATATTCTAGTAGCAGCATTCATTGTTTGCTGAGAATCACGCATCATACGTGGCACCCCTGTGCCCCAGAAGGCGTGAGGGTTTTTCTCGTATGGGAAAATAAAGTAAGGGATCACTCCGCCGGGAAGTGGGTTAAGTTGTGCTTTAATAACTTTATCTTCCACTATCCAAATGTTGGCTTGATATTCTTGTGTTAGGTCATCGTCTTCGTCAAACTCAACGCCAGCTTCTTCTAGATCGTAACCATTGAGTGAACCCCAATATTCTAGAACTTCAAATTTATTTGTTTGGGTAGAGCGATCTTTAACGTTGGCAATCTCTCTACGATCTTTTTCATGTTGTGCTTCATCGTGGTTGCCATCGGGATACATTTCAACGCAATAATCTATTTCATCCGCATTGAATCCCGGAAAGTCTTTGAGATCAACAAACTCTTGTCTTGAGATAATGTGTCTTCTAAAGATGTCACGCATATCATCAACTGAGGTAGCGTGTGGATCGGGGTACAAATCAAAGATAGATACAGCCTCCATTTCGGGCATTGGGCTTTCTTCGTAAATTAAATTAAAACCTTCATCGCCTTTAATCCATTTGTGATCTTTTTCAATTCTAAGTGTACCTGCTTTCATAGCACCGGTACCAAAGATAACTTGTTCCATGATGGCATCTTTCATTTTACCTTCAAGGTTTTGTTCCAATGCTTGGTCGAGGATAGCCTCTTCCATGTTATCAACTCTTCTATCGGTTTCTTCTTTGAGTTCTTCTTTGAGCTCAACGAATCGAGCTTTAATTAAATCGTCTACTAAACCGGGATCGATAACCTGAGCTGCTTGCATAATTTCTAGTGCAGCTTTCTCTGTAAGTTCCTGTTCAACGATGGGTTGTTTAGCTATTGGTGTTGGTTCAATTGTGAAGAATTTTTGACCGGGCTGGAATAATAAATCTGTAATTCTGGAGAAAGCAGCCAATACTTTTGTTCTCGTTAAACCAACATAGACTTGCGATCTATCGCCTTTCTCTTGAATCTTGCCCAGAACGTCTGGATCGTACTGACCCATGAATGCTCTTAGGTCTTCAATCCAATCGTCTTCAATATCGTCTCGAGCATCTTTGTACTCAAAATACTTATTAGACAATACGCCGCCTAAAGAATTAAGCTGGCTCTGTTCTTCTTCGTTGGTATCTACTGCTGCGGAAATCCCTTCAGGTCCTAAATCTTTTTCTATATCCATTTAAAAATATTGTTTTTTAACTCTACTAAAGTTCTGTCTATGTTTTCTAGGCATACTATTCAACCCAAACAGTGCTATAGCGTATGCCATTATTCTATCATCAAAACACCCTTGTTGGGCATTTGTGATTCCCCGAGCATCAACGATGTATGTTCGCAACTCATCGATTAGCTCCATGTCTACTATACCACTTTCTCCTTGGCGTAGTAAGTGTACTAAGTTATCAATAATTAAAGGCTTTGTCTTGCTTGTTGTTAAAAAACCTGCACGGCGGGTCAGCTTGTCTACGTAAGCATCGTCCACCGTTTGTTCAACGTACAAATTAGGATACCCTATCTCTTGTATTTTTCGGATGGTGGTCAGACCGTGATTGTTCCTTTCAATCAATGACCAAGCTTTGTTGTAGTAGTGTCCGATCTTGGCAACGATGTAGGCGAGGTCAAACGGGTCAACGTGCCCAGACCAAGTGGCAACTTGGTTCCCCATATGATCCAGAACTTGTATGCATGAATAATCTCCATGCTCTAAACCTTCTGCAACATCGACTCCCATGCAATAACGGAGAGAGTCCTTTGGACTCTCGAAAATTTTTAGAAGCCCTTTTTCATGTGGTACGAATTCACTTTCACGCACATCGTAGCGGGCAATCGGAGTAAAACATTCTACAGCTGCTTGATCGATGTACTTCGGCTCAACAAATAAACGCCCAGTTGTGAGGAACGCCTCTTGCGGGGTTGACGGATATTCTTGTCTAAACAAATCTTCGCCCCCAAGTTCTTGAATCTTTAATCGCCTAAACATAATTTGCTCATCGTCTAGGTTGAACATGGCTTTGATATCTTCTTCTTCACGTTCAATCTCAAAGTATGGATCTACCTTCCTGCGGTAATCGGGCATCATGAACCAAGGTATAAAGCATATATCCCACTCACCTTCCCCCCGTAGTGCTCGCATACAGGCATCGTAGAACCAACCACCCGCACCATTCGCAGTCGATTCCAACAATATTTCTGATTCTGCCTCCGGCACAGTCTGTAACAGACCCGGGATAATATCTGAATTGGGATAGAAGGCAACCTCAGAACCATGTAAATAGTTTGTGGTCCAACCTCGACCAACCTCACCGGTTCTTGCCGTAGCGATACGCCAACGTGAACCATGCGTAAATGCCATCGAATTGCTGGTCGATTCTTTTAGTTCTGGTGTAACAAGTGGGTGGGGTAAGTTGTCGTAGAAGTTCTTAACCATACTAAAGATAGCTTTAGTGGATTCATTCAGGTGCGATACCACTACAGCGTTTTGATTCTGTGCTGTTACTGTTTTCCAGAAACCCCGTGCCTGACAGTAAGTTGATATCCCCGTTTGTCGTGATTTGAGTATTAACATCCGCACACGCCCATGTTTTTTATACTGCTCGTTGATTTGGTTGTCTAATAGGTTCTGGGCAGCATTGAATTCCAATGGAATCGATTTACCTTGTTTGTTAATAATCTTCAGACAATGTTTAGCGTACTGACTGAGATTCGTTTTAAAGGTATTTATAATTTTTTTAATTTTAGATTTTTCGATTTCCATTTGTAAAATTACATACCCCCCAAAGGTCCATAGGGGGATATGGGTGTATATGTATGTGAGGTACCATGTCCAGCACCCCCTGCCCATGCGGGATACAGAGGATTCGCCTGTACATCCATACAGTATCGGAACGGATTACTTTTTGAGGAGATTTTGCTAAAAAAAATCAAAATAATTTTCCCAAAAAAAGAATCGCCTATTGAAGGTGATCCTCTTTCAAGTCTAGATCAAGAGTTTCAAACCAAGAGTCCTTCATTGATACCTCTAGTTTCTGTGAGCTGTCTATCATCTGATAGTACTTCATTAAAAGCTCTAGAGCCTTCACACGGCTTCCTGCTGTATGACCTACTACATCACCAAGGGCTTCCTGTTTGAGACGCTCTATGATGCTGTCATGGTCCTTCAGGTTACGTTCCTTTGACTCCGCTAACTCTTTTGCAAGCATTTCTTGCACTTCATCATCGTTCATCAATCTGTAGCCTTGGTTGTAACTACTCTTCTCTGAATAACCACATCGCTTTGCTGACTCAGTTGCGTTCTTAGTCACTAGGAAATGCTGTACAAATTCCTCTTTTCTTTGCTTCATTGTTTTATCTTTAATTGCCATAGTTAATCCTTGTTATTGGTTGCTATTAGTTTACACCATTCAATGAGTTCTTTTAACTCCAGAGTGTACTTCATCATATTGATAGCCAGACATACTAGAGCGATGTTTCCCTTTACATATCCTTTAGTATTATCTATGCGATCTATTGAGACGTTGCCTAGATGGTATCCAGTGCCATCCTTTATATGAGTCATCTTTCTGCCTGAGTATCTACAT